GAATGTTTTGAATTGATTTATGCATCTTAAATTCCTTGAATATCGAGTTTTGCGTAGCCTGTGCGCACCCTTGGTGCTTGAAAGTAAGCGGCGCTACCTAATATACCCTGATAGGTCATACCGTCGACCCACCAAGCCTGAAGCTTAGCTAGATCCATAATCTCGCGCCATTTCACTTTGTCCATCATCGGACTTACTGTGAGAATGTCTAAATTCTTAGGCTTATGTACAAAAGGTCTAGTCATTTGTTTCTCCAATTCACATTTAATATAGAAATTATACGGCATCATTATTTATATGTACATACTTTTTTGTAAAAAGTTTTTGTATATAACTATGTACAACAGCGCGCAGCATCGACATAATATCTGTATTGAAACAAACCAATATGGAGAATTATAATGTATAGCATCAAAACAGTAAAAACTTTTCGCGGTCACGACGGTCACGGTTGGGAAGCCAAGCTTGCTTTTAATAATAAAGTGGTTGCGTTTGTTGTTGACGACGGTTGGGGCGGAGATTTACAGTTTGACTTCACTGATGAAGCAGCAGAAGCTCGTTTGAAAGCTCACTGTCTCACACTTCCTAAATGGGATTGCAACGGTGAAATGATCCACACTAATGAAGATATTTTTATTAGTGAAATGGTAAACGCAGTTTTGAAGCAGCGCGAAATCAAAAAAGTTTTGAAAAAAGTTACAATTCAAAACGAAGGTAAAATCCTAACCTACAACTGTAAAGCTGCTAACATTGATACAATACGTTTACACATTGCAAAAGAGTTCCCGCAAGCTACGATTATCAACGATCTTCCGATAGCTGAAGCTCAAAAAGTTCTGTGTGATTTTCTTTAAGTTTCATATCTAATATAGTCTAAAAGCTCTTGTTGGTTCTTTGCTTTACCTTCAAGAGCTTTTAACACTTTCGTATCCATGGTTTGTTCGCTTACAATGTGTATGATACGCACTGGTTTTATTTGACCTTGACGGTCAAGTCTTTTATTTAACTGTTGATACAATTCCAAGGACCAGTTTAAACCGAACCATACAACCACTGATCCGCCGTACTGTGCATTAAGCCCATGACCTGCTGATGCAGGATGAGCCAAAACCATTTTAACTTTACCCTTATTCCATTCCTCTAAAACCTTCCCCTCCTTATCCAGTACCTTCGCATGGGGGAAAGCTTTCTGCAAGCGCTTGAGATCTGATTTAAAATTGTAGGCCACAAACAAATTTTCAGTTGGATTTTCTTCAACAATGTCTTCTAATGCAGTGATCTTTGCGTCGTGAATTAGATGGGTTTTACCGTCCTCGTCGTACACTGCGCCATTTGACATTTGCAAAAGCTTACCGACTAAAATGCCTGCGGATAAAGCGGTTATGTCACCGGTCTCAAGTTCTAGTAGACATTCTTTCTCAAGTTCTTTGTAGGCAGCTCTCGCAACAGGGGGTAATTTTACTGAGTGTATTATGGAAATTGTTTTCGGCAGATCTAGATAGTCTTCAGCTGACATGGATAAACAAATATCCGATATCAACTCATTTATTTCTTCGGAAGCCCCTTCCCGAAGTTCATATCCAAAACCTGAACGATCACGGGTACAGAACCTGTTGCGAAAGTTGCTAATAGTTCGCCCTAATCTACGCCCCTGGTCTAATAGATATATTTGAGCCCAAAGATCTATTTGACTATTCGGAGCAGGTGTCCCACTTAGTAAAACCATGCTAGTGACTTCAGGTAGAATTTTTTTCAATGCTTTAAATCTCTTTGCGGCATGATTTTTAAAGCCAGAGCTCTCGTCTACAATAACCATATCCCAAACCCAGGGACAGTTTGCCACTAACCAAACGACGTTTTCACGATTTATAACCGTGATTGCGTAACGTCTGTTGACAACAGCTTTTCGTTCGACTGGCGTTCCAGTTGCTATACCGATATCAAGATGTTTTAGGTGTTCCCAGAGCAGTGCTTCCTGTTTCCACACTGTATTCGCAACCCGTAGCGGCGCGATAATTAAAACATGAGTTACTTTGAAATCAGCCAAAAAGCCGCTTATTACGGTCAAGGCGGTCGTAGTTTTCCCCAGCCCCATATCCAGAAAGAGGCCACAGGACGAGTTTTGTTTGACGAAATCGCCGCTCTGGACCTGATATTTGTGTTGATCAGTTCTAACTAACATATTGTTCCATCCTGTCAAAGAGCGCGATGCCAGCTTTAAGATTATCAATCACATAAATTTCAAACCCTTCGCTTGATATTTTTCGAGCTGTGTGGGCTTGAAGTTTTGTAAGCTGTTTGTCCGCTGCTTTAAATTCAATAAAAAATAAAATTTTGTCACGTATAAAAATTCGATCAGGAACTGATCGATTACCAGGGGAGCTGAACTTGTAACATAGCCAACCTAAATTTTTAGCATAGTCACAAGTTTCAGTTTCAATTTTACTCTCCCGCATTACGCACCTTTATTCCACAGCTTTCTAAAAAAGTAACTGACCCTTGTTTACGATGTGGCGTTCCGACAAAAATAAATTCACAACTAGTATTGGCAATAAGTTTTGCGCAACTGATACAAGGTGTTGTTGTAAGGTAAATTGTGTGAATATCTTGAACGTCATCGCACTGTAACAAAGCATTCTGCTCAGCGTGCGTTGCCATGCAAGCATCGTAACCGTCGTCGCTATTTTCCGTCTCACCACCACAGGGTGTATCAGTACAGTGTGGAAAACCCCTAGGAACCCCATTATACCCTGTTGCTTTTATATGGCCAAACTTGTTTGTGATTACGCAACCCACTGATCGACGAGGGCAAGTGGCCCTCGTCGATACAAGTTCAGCAAGCTTCAGCATATATTTGTAGCGAGCTTCACGTGCCATTATACATTCAATTCAAATGAAATTGGATCTTCGTGTATATAGTTTATAGGAAGGATTGATCCACTGTTAAGGTTATCGATACATAAATTGTCGTCATGCGTAAAACTAGGCGAAGGATGCATACGACGTCCTAAGTATTCGATTACCCCTGGCACATGATTTTCATAAATATGCGTATGACCCAGCTGCATTGTAACTTCACCAACTGCGTATCCACTTTGGTTTGCGATTGTGGTAAGCATGAAAAAGGCAAGCAGCATGTCAGCAGGTAAGCCGATCGCACAATCAACGCTTCGCTGGATCCAAATTAAATCTAAATAGCTACCTCGAACAATAAACTGGTAAGCGTAATGGCAGCAAGGTAAAGATAGATTTTCAATGTTTGCAGGATCCCAACCGCTGATCAACATGCGTCTTGACTGAGGGTTGACTTCTAAATCGTGTAAAACCTGTGCGACTTGATTTTTGCCGTTAAAGTTTATCCACTTATTGCCGTAGTCAACGTTGATGGTGCCGTCTTCAGCAGCCCAGTCCTTCCAGTAGTTGCACCCTCGACTTGTGAAATCCTCTAGTGTTTTTGGCCCTTGAAAGAACGCTGCCAATTCGCCGAGCACCCCTTTATAGTACATTTTACGGCGTGTCAAGATTGGCATAGTAACGCAGTCAAATTTTAACTGCGCTCCACTGATAAATCTAGTGTCGCCGTTTCGAGACGTATTTTTGTGACCTGACAACACTGTACGCAGTATTTCAGAATACTTCAGTTCAGCTCGCATTGGTGGTTTTTCCCTTTTTGCTAGGAGGTTTTGTTAAAGCGGTACTAGGATCGGTTGATCCTAGTACATAATTTTCTAACAGAGTTGCGTAGCCCGCGATGTCGTGCATATTGTCGCTATGGAATGGATCCCCACCGATAATGCGGGAAATCTTGTGTATAATCATATGGAGACATTCAATATGTATGTCTGTCAATTCATCAGCTGCGGGTGACACTGCGATTTCACGCATAACTAACTGTGTGAACGCTGAGTTATATTGAATTGGTCCGTATTTGGAACGTCGCTGCACAAGTGTTTCTTCTACCTTACTCATAGCGCAAAGCCGAATTTTAGTTGAGCTTCGCTAGTTGTCATATGCTCCAGGTCACGGAGATCTGGCGCTAACCAACCTTCAGGTTTTACAAGATCAATTTGAAAAGAACCCCGCTTCTCATTTGTGCCGACTTTTTTCTGCATATTAGCCTGCATCACACGGTCAAAAGCTTCCTGGAAAACGTGAGCCATATCTGAGCGCTCAACAGTGCCGAGTGTAAAGACGATTAAGTCAACAAGAGCATCAAGCTCGTCAGCAAAGTTTTCTGCATCCTCGTACTCGTCTAGCTCTTCTTGCATGGCACGAATACGGAATTCTTTTTCTTCAGCTGAAAACTTAATATCAGCATTAGTTATTCCGAATTTATGGTGCATCAAAATTACATCTTTTAACATTTTAGTTCCTTTCTAGGGTGAGTGTAATGTAATATATTATAATGTACTTTTTATATTGTACAACCTTATTTTATACCCAAGCTTGTTAACATCTTTTCGGCTTTGAGAAAGTATTCCCCATAATCAATGTCGTCAGGAAAATCCTTGAGTGTCATAAGGGGTCTCGCACCGTCAGAACCTGCAACCTTATTGCCATTCTTTTTATACACGATCTTTTCACCGTCAGTTGAGTATATCCAACGAACAACCTTACCCAGGTATTCGCCTCGCCAAATTGCGCCACCGTTTACAGTTCTCACGCTTAAGAATTTTCGCACGTCGCGACAGTCTTTTAATGTCTTGCGAATAGGTGTGCTGTCGGTTAAGAAGCTTACAACTGCCTCCATGCAAATTTGAGCCTGAGGATTTTTCCTCAATTTGTCTACAGTAAATATACCCTTACCTTTGGTGCCGTAATCAGTGACAGCCATATAGTTGTTAATGTCGCGAGAGTAAAGTGCTTTGTAACGTGTTTCTTCAAGTTCAAAACCTGTATCAAGTTCCCAATCGAAGCACGTATCACAGTAGAGTTTGTACTTTGCTTTGTCAACCAGGGAAACAAAACCGTCAGTATTCCCGGACACCACGTTTATGTTTACAAGTTCTAACCGTTCAATCAACATCAATAAAGACAGTTGACCAGTTAACGTCACAGTCATCATCAGATCTGGAGAATACAGTGCAGAATATTTCGACCCTAATTTTCCAAAGGATCCGTTGATAACAATTTTAAGGGCATCGGCGACAACCTTGTTGCCGTCGCGTTTAGCGTTAAGGCGTGTACTCACAATGGTATTATACACGTCAAGAAACTTAGGTCCTAAATGCTTCGGGAATAAACCTAAGAGAAGAATGATACTAGGATAATAAGAGGCAACGTCTCGATCTGCTAAAATCTGCTTATCAGTCGGAATGACGATTTGCTTTTTCTCTTTTGAATGTAAACCACCTAACCCTAACTGATAGACAGATTGACCCAACTGGATCTTTAAGACTTTCAGTTCTTCAGGCAATAAGATAGAGCCTTTTTTATCAAGTTCAAACCAATGGGTGCGAATGACCTCGAGTGCATCCTGTAAAACCGGGGTTTTAAAACTGATAAAATCAGGGACAGCGTACTTGAAACGTGTGCTTCTACTTAGGGCTTTTGGCTTTGATATAGATCGTTTAGTGGCTTTTGTAAGCTCTGACTTGATAACTGCTTCAGCGATTTGTGCATCTGATTTGCTCATTAAGTCTTGCTTGTATTCTGAGGACATATCAATGCGTAGTTCAAGCTGGGGTTTGATTGAGTTGAACAGATCAATTGTTGTGTCGAGGTCGTTTATACAGTAATCTTTAGTTATCGCCATTTCAGCTTTAGTTAAAGTTGTGCCAGGCGCGATGGGGAGGTCTTGAAGTCGCTCGGAGTGCATACGCCCGCCGTACAGTTTCAAACTAATCTTAACAGCGGGGGCAGGTTCCTGAATATCAAAATGCTGAAAGCTCTTTGGCATTGTCAGATTAAAGTGTTGCAATGTTTTCCATCCAGGGCAACTATTCCAGTCGCCATGATCGCCCAAGATAATCCAGTCAGATAAACGATGGATATTGCGGCACGTGTTTTTGCCTAAGGCGTACAGTATGATTGGAATATCATAGTTGTTACTGTTGTAGCCAAAGGTCACACGCTTTTTCATGATAAACGTCAACTGCTGTCGCTGAGCGTCCGTCAGACTTTGATCCGCACCTTTGGCTTCAACAGTAACAACTTTATCGTTGTCAACATTTTTAAATGCAACTAAAAAGTAATTAGGATAAACTTCACAGTCAACAACAACAGCACCCGTTAATGAAGTAATCATGTGCCTCTACCATCTAAGACAACGACCATGCTGTCATGTGCTGCCCCTGTATTTTTTACGTGTTTTCCATAACTATTTTTACCTTCAAATTTTATACGACCACGGATAAAACGAATGTCGTCAGAATTCGGCGTAATAAAATCGTGGAATAAACTGCTGCTGGTAGAAACAGGCAACAATAGAACACATAATCGGCCTGAGTGTTTAACATCGATTGCCTTTTTAACAAAAGCCTCCTTGGATTTTCTGTCATAGGGCGGGTTTACAAAATTTCTTTTACCCCAGGGGAGCAGTAGACCGTCAACCTCAGGTATAATTTCCCCGAAATGTAAGGGACAAGGGTCAAAGTCAAAATCAAATTCAGAGTTTAATTTATCATAAAAATATTTTGGTGTCGACCAGTTATTATGAAAAATTTTTTGCCTAATCATCATTCTATCTTTCTATTTTTATGTGGTGGGTATGTGCAACAAACCTTTTTGTGCGTCACATGTTCCGTTTGATGCCACGCAAAAGAAAAATCGGTGTGCCGAAGCACACCGATTTCAAGCTTGTTTATAGCTCGTCGTCATCGTCGAGACCGTCATTGTCGAGCTCATCGAACTCATCGGTAACGTCAACTGGACCTTGACCGAACGGATCACCATCCTTCAAGAACTGGATACCATAAAGGTTTGCGTTGGCACGCTTATCGTAATTGTTGTTCTGGATCCAAATATCAACGATAGCATTGACGTAACAACCAGCGTAAATAACTTCATCATCTTCAGCAATCGGTGAACGATCACGGTTGATAATGGTTGGACGCTTTGAGTTAGCGGCCTTAATAGACCACATATTCTCGTAGCCGTCGTATTCACTTTCGTCACCGTCCTTCAGACAACGTTTGTCAGAAGGGACTTTAACGTTTGCGCCTTTGATTGCCGCAGCAATAGCCTCATCGATAATTTTTTTGGTTTTGATGTCAGATTTATCAAGGAGGAAAGTCGCTTCAAACTTACCTTCTTTGCCGTCAAATACAGGGCGCTTGAAAACTGAAGGAAATGAGAGGCGAACGTTTTTTAGATGTACTTTAGCCATTTTATATTTGCTTTCTATTTAAAGGTTAAATTGCTATGTTGGCAGGTGCAATAATGCACAGTATACCGTATTTGTAAATCCTTATAACACCCCTTTCAGTTTATTTTTATCAACCAACGCCATGAGATACTCAGCTTGATATTTCGCATCGTCCAAGGCGTTGTGAGCGGTACCAATGTTAACGACTTTCGCATCAGGAAACGAAGCCTTCATGGTGCGAAAACACCGATCAGCCCAAAAAGGCCAAGGGTTATCTACTCGAAATTTCTTGAATGCTGTTCTTAAAATAACGTTGTCAAAACCGGCGCCATTACCCCATACAGCGTGGTTGTCTGAGGGCAACCAGTCTTGAAATAATTTGAGAGCATCCTTCAAAGGTTTCTTGTCTTTGAGTAAAGCTTTACGGGCTTCGTTGGATTGTTGCATCCACCAGTTGACCGTACTTCCGTCAACAGTCAAACCTTTGTCAATACAGCTTTGTAAGTCAACTGACACATAAAATTCTTTTGTGATTTCCATGACATCGAACTGTACTGCGCCAATAGCGACGATGGCTGCGTCTGAATTTGCGCCCATCGTTTCTAAATCAAGCATTATATGTTGCATTATTTACCACCATCAGTGCGTGGCATTCCAACGATGTGCATTCCATTTGCCATTACTTGGCGGAATTGCATTGTACGCCATCCGACGAAGCGTTTTTGAGCTCTGAAGATATTTCGACGAAGACCTCGGGGTAGGATTTTACCTTTGAAAAAAGCAGTACCCTTTTTGTGTTCAATCTTACGACCGAAACGAAGTTGTTTATGGAGGTCTCGAATTCTCAACCATTCTTTGCGTTTATAATCTGACATTGTTTTTCCTTATACCATATCTAAAGCGCGTTTGTAGACTGCGACTAGTTCTTCGAACTCAGTGCGGTCGCTACTGTCTTGTTTACGAAGTTTAACGATCTCACGTAAAACTTTTACGTCAAACCCTGTGCCTTTGGCTTCACTGTAAACTTCACGAATGTCAGCGGTCAATGCACCTTTCTCTTCCTCAAGGCGCTCGACACGTTCAATAAAAGACTTCAACCTTTCACTTCCTCAAGGCGCTCGACACGTTCAATAAAAGACTTCAACCTTTCACTTGCAACACCCCCAACACTTGTTCCTTCATTTTGTCCGTCCTTACTCATAACTCGTCCTCCATATTATCAAATTCATCTGAGATATCTTTGTTTAAAATTGCAGGACGTTTATCGCCCTCAGGCGCGAGGGTGGGTTTTCCAGGTGGCTTAGCTAAAAACTGATCAGCGTTGCCTTTACCTAAAAGGATTTCAGCAGCCCCGATGCCGATAAGACTTTTATTATAAGCCTTCTCTTCACCAACTTCGCCCACGAGAAACCCCTCTGCGCCGTCAGTCCATCGACGTGTAGATCGACCCTCAACCAATTTGTAGCCCGGAAAGTCATCGCCTGTTTCAAGAGTTTTATAGACTGAAGTTTCAACCGCCGACAAGAAGCTTTCAATCAGTTTTTTACTGTCGAGAATGATTTTTTTCTGCTCGTCAGTTAAGGTGCCCGTAGCTATTTCACCGTCAAGATTATCAAATTCACTCATGATAGTCTCCTCTGTAAATTTATCAAGGGCTTCGCACTCGTGCTCTGCTTCGCACCATTGACATTGTTTTTCCCCTGGGACACGTGGGGCCGACTTTGTTAAAGCTAGTTCAGCCCGTTCTCGAGCGTATTCCCCGAACAATTTCAAATCTTCAACTGAAATATCGAAAGGCTCAGGTGTCACTTTACGGGGTTGAACGATATGGATGCGTACTGTATCAAAGGCGTCCATCCATCCTAATTCGTTAAGAAGTCCAAGGCCATAGAGCTTACCTTGTGAATTTTCAAAGGCATATACTTGCACACCTCGACCATATTTCAGATCGAACAAGTGACAGACACGTTCTTTCATATCAATGATTGCACTGTCTAATGTGCCGAAGCCACCTGGAACGTAATTAGAAAAATCAACACGATCTTCAGTGAAGAACATAGATGTAGAACTTATATGAGCACGAACGTAGTCAAGATATTCTTGAACATAATTCGCCATCTCTTTATCAATTTCGACATCGTGAATAACTCGCCCTATATACTCCTCTGTATCCTGATTGCTTTTGAGGCAAAGGTCCGCAAGCTCATGAGCTCGCGTCCCTTCGATAGCAAACTCCGAACTTTCGTTCGGATATTTGGCCTCAGCATTTACGGATCCCGGACAACCAAGCCACTTCGAGGATCCTGATGCTGACAATTTTGCATGAGCAGCCATGCTTATAATGCCTCAAGCTGCGTATACAATTTAGCACAAGCTTTTGCATCAAGGTCTGATACAGTGTCACCACCTAATTTTTGATCATCTTTTTGATGTCGCCACGTGCTATACCCTCACCGATCTTAAGTGCTGCCAACTCACGAAGGGCATCAACTGTTTTATCACGATCGTCGTCTTCAACTTCTTCAACTGCTTCTGCTTCTGCTTCTGCTTCTGCTTCTGCTTCTGCTTCTGCTTCTGCTTCTGCAGCTTCAGCCTTGAGTTCAGCTTTAGTTTTAACCTTAACTTTAGCGGACTTTTTTGCTGCTTTAGGTTTGTCTTCAGTAGTAATATCGTCGACGCCCGTGGGTGCTGCGTCTACAAACACTTTCGTAAGGGCGGCAATAGCTGCAGTCAATTCTTTAACTTCATTTTCTAATGACATTTTAGTTTCCTTTTAGTTTCAGTTTGGTTGTAGATTTCGATTTTATCAAATCGCTGGCACAGTTTTACGTGTCAACGATTTGATAAAATCGAAAGTTTTAATCATCTGTTGGATAACAAGTTTCACAACTCTTACCAGCGCCACAATCTTCTATCTCAATTTCATTTAACATAAATCCCCACTCAGGCTTATCACCTGGGTAAGCATCACCAAGCCCTGTGTTATGACAAGTTGAACCTATAAATATTTTACCCACTGGAGAATAGGCGTGAAAGTGTCTAAAGCCTCCGCCGGTTTCTTCAGTGATTTCAACACCTATTGATTGGGCGTGTGTAAATAGCTGTCGGCGTGTAACAGTTGTCATTTTGGTTAGTTCCTTTTATCATTTTATCGTTAGTGAGAGAGCGTTCTGAGGCAACCTTTAGATAAGTCTTTGTGCAAAAAGCCGGACCTATCCTATATGGGGCGAAAGTAACACTCTCTCACGCACTAAGCCCCAGCATCCGAAGATGTCTGAGGCTGTTAAGGCTTTAATACCGTTGAGACTTAAGATTTACCAACACATATAGTTGGAACGAAAAGCAATCTTACCGTTTGGAAGTTTCTTTTCACGTGAAATACAGTCGCCGCCATGAACATAATTTAACCAATAAACAACTTCATCTGCTTCATGTTCATCACAAACAACTGTGACGGATTTATAAGGAACGAAAGACTTGAAAATAGGACATTTTTCTTTAGAACGAGCTTTTGCTCGTTCAAAACCACCAAGTTTACAATCAGCAACGATCATGCCCTTGTCGTTCTCTTTAGAATAGTCTCCCCAAACGGCTTCTTTGGTTAACTGTTTTCCGCAAGCAGTCATTACTTCAGAAGTATTAGAGGCAACAGTCAAAGTTAAAGTCATTTCATTTTCCTTTTCCTTTATATTGCGATCAGATGCCGCGTTCAATAGAGATACTATGTCTTACCCTTAGCGCACTGTACACCTTTTTGTTTATAAAGATGTACAAATTTTTCAAGGCATTATATATAATGTAGACGATTATCCATAATAATTAGGAAAATTACATGAGTGACATGACAATTGACGTCCTTAGTCTTAAGGAAATTTCTGACAGGTTGAAAGCTTTGAATATCAAACCTGTTAAGATCGCCGCTGACAGTGAAGTCTCATACCCCACCGTTTATAAGTTACGGAAAGGCGTGGTTCAGAACTATCAACTTTCAACCTTGACCCGAATGAGCACCTACCTAAAATCCCTCGAGCAGTGAGATGATCTATGAAAAACAAAAGTTCAGTAAAGAAATACCTCGCAGCAGGTAAAGTTTTAACGACGCTAAAAGGTAAAAGACCTTATCTCAAAGATTGGGTTAACAGGGTTTTATCTGATAGCGAAATTTTAAGCTACGACGGCAACATTGGTATGGTTATCCAACAGGGTTACTTGGTTGTTGATGTTGATCCTAAAAACGGTGGCGAAGAAAGCTATGATCAACTAGTAAAGGATTTAGACATAAGTTTGGATCCTACAGTGCTCACACCTTCTGGCGGTAGACATTATTATACACGACTTCCGAAAGATTACCGTGAGGGATCATTCCATAAGACTTTTAAGAAGTATCCTGGAATTGATTTCCTCACGGTGGGTGCACAGTGCGTTATCGTCGGCAGCTCTGTTGACGGTGTTGAATACGAATGGTTTGATAGAGACTTTGAACTGTTTGAAGATGAAACCCCGTTAGCTTTGGCGAAACTTATCCACAAGACAACGGCCGCATCTGACGACAGCGACTTAGGTGACTTCGAAGGCTTAATCAATGGTGACAACCATGGTTGGGATACTGATAAGGTTGAGGAATTGCTTGCTAAGCTTGATCCCAACATGATGAACGATGAATGGGTGAAAGTCGGAATGGCCCTTAACGAATGGGATACAGTTGAAGGGCTTACACTTTGGGAGAACTGGTCTTTAGGCGGCGATACATATCAAGAGGGTGAAACCGAAAAGCGCTGGAAATCTTTCAAAGTTGGTGGTGGTGTGACGCTTGGCACAATATCTTATATGTGTAAAGAGGTAGACTACCTCCAAGTTGAAGCAAATATCAAAGGTTTTATCGAAAAGATATTCTCCTCAGATAAACGAGACATCGATCTTGATATCCTGCCTGCGATAAGAAAAGCCGAGTTAAGTGGCGAAGGTTTTGAACGTATAGCAAGTGTACTTCAAACTCGATTACACTTCTTGACGAAAGTCAAACCGGCAATCGCACTTTGTAGGGCTATGGTTCGACCTGCTCAAATTGAAAAGATGAACGGCAATAACAGCGCACCGGAATGGTGTAAGCAGTGGTCGTATGTTGTCAGCCACGGTGCTTTTATCAATTTAACCTCTTGCGATTTTTATAGCGCTCAGAGTTTTAACATGGAAAACGGCTGGCGCATCCCTGTGAGTGAGAAAGGCAGTAAACAATCAGCGTCGTACTTCGTCGCCGACTACGGATTTGTTGAACGAACAAGTTATCCTGCTTACCTACCTGAATTTGAAGACCGGATATTGTTCCTTGACGGGAAGAAGGTTGTAAATACTTTCAATAAGAACTCACTCCCTAAAGCTGCTGATAACCTGACTAAAGAGGGGCTCGAGGTTGCTGAAAGTATAAAGCGACATTTGGCGATGTTGGTTAGCAACGAGAAAGATGCAGACATCCTTTTACAGTGGCTGGCCCATCAAGTGCAATTCCCCGGGCGAAAAATCCTATGGTCTCCTTTGATACAGTCAATCGAGGGTGTAGGTAAGTCTTTCATCGGCGAGCTGCTTCGTTTATGTTTAGGTGTTCCAAACGTCGGCGTTGTCAACCCGACACAGGTCTCATCAAACTTTAATGACTGGGCTGTCAATGTGGTTGTTAACGTACTTGAAGAGCTCTTACTCCAAGGGCATAATCGTTACGACGCGATGAATGCCTTGAAGCCTTTGATTACTGATAGTAGGATCCAGATCAACCCAAAAGGTGTGAAGACATATATGACGTATAACACCACGAATTATATATGCTTCACGAACTTCAAGACGGCATTACCGATCGCAGCTAGTGACCGTCGCTGGATGGTTATGTTCTCAGACATACAAGAATTGGGCGACATTAACAAGATTGTAGGTATGCCATACCAAGAATACTTCCCTAAACTGTTTGAAGGGATCAGGACGTACAGTGCTGAGGTGCATCGCTGGTTCTTGGATATGGAACTATCAGAAGAGTTCCTTACAATGAAATGGGCGCCTATGACGAATGCAAAATTAAGCATGGTTGCTACTGAGGAAGACTCCTTTGAGGGGCTCTCGGAGGTACGTGAAATGCTTGAAATTGGGGGATATTTATACAACAAAGACTGTGTTTGCACAAGTAGTTTATTCAGCGCTTTGACGTTTGAGCATCCAGAACTTGAGCTCCATAACTCAAAAAAGAACATAATAATGAAAAAACTTGGCTTCACAAAAATGGCAAAAACTATAAAAATTGACAATACTGTACATCGCGTATGGCTGAAGAAGAACCTTTCTAATGATGAAATTCGTATATCATTGAAAGATGGGGAGCCCTTATAAGCGTGAAAACTGCAATACTTGTTACCTTTTAGCTTGTTTTGCTAGGCTTGTTACCTTTTTTGTTACCTACTTAAGTTGTTGTTTTTATTATACTATATCTATATAAGGTAACAAGGTAACAAGGTAACAAGTAATATATAGATATATATAAGGAAAATAATAATAAAATAAAAATAAAATTACCTACTATAACGGACTTCAGGAGAAAAATCTTGTTACCTGTTACCTTTTAGGGCTGAAACCTTTGGTGAGCAAGGCTTGGGGCGAGGTAACAAGAAGGTATCTAGGGTGATAAGTTTGGTTACCTTATTATTTTTGAGAAAATCGGCGTAATAAAAACCGTTTGTTTACAAACAAGAATTAGGGAATATAGTTATGGACACTGAACTTTGATACCCTTCCAAAACTAGGGTGTAGTGCGAGAGTTCTACACCCTGTTCTTTTGAAGTTCAAAATTAGTGTAGTGATAATCTGGTGAAAATTGAAGTATGACTGAAAAAGCTAAAAAGCTGAGTGCGAAGGAAGCAAAACAACGCGAGGCCGAATTGACCGAGGCGTTATTTAGCCACGCGACAAATCCGACAGCACCGGATCCTAAGACTCATTGGTGGCGATTTCAGATGGGTCACCCAAAAGTTGGTGGTAGGGTGAAGGGAACTCCAAACAAGTTGACGAAGTCTGTGACTGACGCTCTAAAGGCAGCTTATGCTGGTATTGGTGGTGAAGAGGCATTAACAGAGTTTGCTCGTGACAATCCTGCTGAGTTCTTCAAATTGTGGGTTAAAATGATGCCAACTAAAGTTGAGGCAGAATTAAATCTAAGTGGCGCAATGGTCGATGTACTTCAGGAGGGTAGAAAACGTGTCGCAGCCGCAAAGCCAAAATCAAAGCGAAGTTGACAGTTTTAATAGGATGTTGTCCGAAGATATGGCGTCGTTCTACGCAGATCCATTAGGGCACGTCATGTATTCATATCCTTGGACATCGGATCCAAGCATCCAAGTCGTAGAACTTGTGGAACCATGGAAATCCAGATATCCAGGATCCAAGTATGGCCCAGACAAATGGGCTTGTGAGTTTCTAGATGATTTAGGTGACCAAGTCAGAGAGAACGGTTTTGATGGTGTGAACGCTGTCGATGCAATACGAATGGCTGTGACATCAGGCCATGGTGTTGGTAAATCAGCAATGACTGGCTGGTTGTGTAACTGGATCATGAGCACGCGACCAAACGCTCAAGGCACAGTGACTGCTAATACGTTCGTTCAACTCCAAACTAAGACATGGGCACAAATTAAGAAATGGTTCAAACTGAGTGTTACCTCACATTGGTTCGTTGTTGGTGGCGAACGTATATACCATAAAGATTACAAAGACTCATGGTTTTGTTCTGCTCAAACATGTCGAGAAGAGAACTCTGAGTCATTCGCAGGTCAACACGCTGTGGATAGCACCTCGTTTTATCTCAACGATGAAGGTTCAGCTATTCCGGATGTGATTTACAAAGTTCAAGACGGTGGTTTGACTGATGGTGAGCCAATGCAGTTTAACTTCGGTAACCCTACAAGAAACAGTGGGTACTTTAGAGAATGTTGGCGTAAGTTTAAACACAGATGGAAGACATACCGTATTGATAGCCGTGAAGTGCAGATCACGAACAAGAAGTATTTACAAGAGCTCATCGATGATTATGGCGAGAGTAGCGATCATGTTAAGATCCGTATCCGTGGTATGTTCCCATCCCAGTCGGCTATGCAGTTCATTAGTGAAGCCGACTTCGATGCAGCTGTTGACCGGTCTGTTTCCCTAAAAGAGCATCAGTATAGTTTCGCACCAGTCATCATTGGCGTTGACCCGGCGTGGTCAGGCGACGATGAGTTCGTGATCTATATGCGTCAGGGTAATTATTCGAAGCTCCTGGAGAAATTTACCAAGAATGATAACGACGTTGAAATGGCTAACGTGATTGCCAGGTACGAAGATGAACTTAAAGCAGACGCTGTGTTTGTTGACGGGGGCTTTGGTACAGGCGTTGTATCGGTAGGTAAAAACATGGGTCGCAACTGGCAAATCATCTGGTTCAGTGGTAAAAGTCCTGACATCGGGTGCTTGAACTTAAGAGCTCACATGTGGAACCAGGGCAAGAAATGGTTGAAAGAGGGTGGCACCGTTGAAAACAGCGATACACTTCGACAAGACATTACCGGCCCTGAAACTGTCCCAAGACTAGACGGCAAGATACAGCTCGAGAGCAAAGAGTCCATGAAGAAGAAAGGCATTCCATCGCCTAACGAGGCCGATGCGTTGTTCCTCACCTTCGCCAGTCCTGTAGTCAACAGTAGTACCCACCATGTACCAACAGTTGAGACTGAGCATGACTTTGACCCGTATGCTGACTGACTTGGAAGTTTTAGGTGTCTTTTACACTAAATGTGCCTTATTATCCGTCCTGTTTGATAATATTTGATAGGTATGATATGAAGTACAACCACGCATCAGGCAAAGAGTACTGCAAACAGATTGGTCTTGAATGGGATCAAGGCTTTGCTGACCATGCTGACAAGGTTGCTAACGAGGTTGGCATCACCCAGGAACAGTTTGATGTTATCGTACGTGAATATGCCTGGAAAGTTAAGTGTATGTTCACACCCAAGGTATACGCCTGGCGACATCGAGTACTGATTGCCTGCCACTTCCTCAACCCGTTCTCTAAAGGATTATAGACCATGTGCATCGGTGGCGCTCCAGCTCCTGCCACTCCCCCAGCCCCTATCAAACCCCCTGAAGTTGCTGACCGGTCTGACCCGGCTATTAAGAAAGCTAGGGATGACAGTCAGAAGCGTATCAAGTCTCTCGCAGGTGGTCAATCCACATTCCTCACAAGTCCTCAAGGTTTGTTAACAACTGAGAGCACTGGTTCAACGACGCTGTTAGGCGGCTAAGACTTTGGCTAAAGACCCGATCATCACACACCCTGCAGCAAGCCGTCATTTAATCCATGACGGCCTTGTTGCTAGTGCGGTTGATCCATTCCCAGTTACGGACACTGGTAACTTAGCAAACATGATCTCCGTAAGTGTCGCTGATGCAGGAGCGGTGTTACACGAATTCGAGGACGTAACGACTTTACAGCCCGGTGAAACATTGACGTTATGTGCGACAACAAGGACAGGAAACTCAACGTGGACTATCGGTGTATTGAACATGAGAGAGGGTCAATAGATGGCAATAACTAAGAACCGTAGATCACACCGGGAACATGTCAACCGACGTATTGTTGACATGAAGTCTGAGCGGTCGTCCTGGGATCCACACTGGAAAGAACTCATCACCCAGTTTAGTCCTCGCAAAGGTAAATTCTTTGAAGCCGATCGGAACAAAGGCAACCGCAGGAACTTCTTGAGCAACAACACTCCACTGTTTGCTCGTCGTACTTTAGCTTCGGGCATGATGACAGGTATCACAAGTCCCGCTCGTCCTTGGTTCCGTGTTCAACCACCTGACCATGCAATGAATGCTTTTGGCCCTGTTCGCGAATGGCTTGACACAGTTGAACGTCTCATGTATAGAGTGTTTGCTAGTTCGAACCTGTATAAGACTTTACCAGGTATATACGAGTCAGCCGGGGTTATTGGCACATCAGCCATGATCCAGGAAGATGACTTCGAAACAATCACCAGGTTCACCCCGTTTGAAACCGGGGAGTATATGCTTGACATTAACGGTGAACTGCGAGTAGACACGTTTGCTCGTGAATATGAGATGAGTGTCAACCAGGTTATCGGTAAGTTCGGACTTGAGAATGTGTCTACCGCTACCAGGAACAACTACGACAATGGTAACTACAACGCTTGGGTACGGGTTGCTCATCTGATTGAACCAGTAGAAACTGCCGATTACGAAGAGTTTAAACTAGATAAGAAGTTTACTTATCGCTCTGTATCATATGAGCCAGGCGCAGACGGTGTTGGTGGTGAGAAATACCTAGCTGTCAAAGGCTACCGTGACTTTCCTATCTTGGCACCCCGCTGGGACTCAAAGTCCGGTGACACTTATGGTATGTCGCCCGGTATGGACGCACTTGGTGATAGCCGAGCCTTGCAGGTTCAAGAGAAAGAGAAGGGCAAAGCAGTTGCTAAAATGGTCGCCCCTCCAACAACAGCTCCATCATCAATGAAGAATGGCAATACAAGCCTGCTGCCTGGCGCTAACAACTTCAGTGATGATCCTAACAATATCTTTCGCCCTGTTTACCAGGTGGATCCCAGGGTTAATGAGCTACGTGCTGACATTCAACAGACTGAAGACCGTATCAACCGGGCATTTTATGTTGATTTATTCCTGATGATGAGCCGCCAAGACGATGTTCGATCAGCTACCGAGATTGCCGCTCGCCAGGAAGAAAAACTATTACAGTTAGGTCCAGTCCTTGAGAGCATGCACGATGAACTGTTAGATCCTTTGATCGATCGGACGTTTGCACGCTTAATTGAACTCAGCCAACCTGGGTGGAAGGGCACAGGTAAAATGCTATTACCACCACCTCCTGCTGAACTTGCTGGGTCCGAACTGAAGATCGAGTACATATCTGTCTTGGCCCAAGCTCAGCGATTAGTTAGTACTGGTGCAATGACCGAATGGACAGGCTTTGTTGCTCAACTGGCATCCTTGAAGCCGGGAGTACTTGACAAGATCAACGAGGACGAACTGGCCGATAGCATGGCTGAAGACTTAGGTGTCCCTAACAGTGCAGTCAACAGCGACGACAAGGTTGCGGTAATACGCAAACAACGAGCAGCTCAAGAGCAACAAGCTAAAGATCAACAAGCAATGGCCGGTATGGTTGACACAGCCGGTCAACTTTCTAAAATGGATACAGGCAATGGTGGTAACGCCTTATCTGGTATCCTTGGTGCAGTAGCAGGGCGACAACCACAATGACAACTGATTACACTGATGCCAAACAAGTCGCTAAAGGTAAACGTGCCGTAGCTGAACGTCGTCGGGATGAACTCGTAGATTTAGAGACTGTCCTCAACACACCAGCAGGTAAAGCTTTCGTTTGGCGCATACTAGATCAATCTAAAATGCTGGCCCCTGACATGTTTACAGGTAACAGTACCACGTTTTATAATCTTGGAAAGCGTGATATAGGTTTATGGTTATACCAAGAAATCATGGAAGCAAACCCTCAAGCGTTTGCAGATATGATGATGAAACAATTACCGGAGAAAGATAATGGCTGATCAACTACCTGCGGAAGAAATCACCGATACCGTTGGTGACACAGATGCCCAAGATACTGACTCAACAATTTTGAGTCAGGAAACCGAAGCAACCAAGGACGTCAAACCGACAGACGATACCGAGGGCGCTGATGGAAAGACCGCTGATGACTCAGACGATACCGACGAAACCAAGGGCTCCGATGGAGACGAGGAAGACGGTGACGACGATGAGGCGGATGCTGTAAGCTACGACGACCTGGAAATGCCGGAAGGCATTACGATCGATGAGGCTGCTTTAGGTAGTTTCAAAGAGTTGGCTCAAGGGATGAACGAGGGAAAAGGGTTATCTAAAGAAGATGCCCAATCCATGGTTAATTTCCGAGCCGAGATGGTTAAGTCGCAAGCAGCAGACTGGGAAACCAAATTCTCAGAATGGCGAGGTGAAGTTCACTCTGATCCAGATATCGGTGGAAAGAAGTTCGTCACGACGACTATTCCTAACGTCCTTGCAGCTGCAGAACGTTATGGCGATAAGGAAATGGTTACCCTGTTAAAGACGAATAAGATGTACGGTGAGAACCCGTCACTTATCCGGCTGCTAAATCGCGTCGGTGAAACCTTAGCTGAAGATACTCTTTCTCGCGGCCGACCGGCTTCGACAAAGAAGGACGCAGCTGAAATCCTATACGGCCAGAACAAGGAGTAATTAACTCATGGCTACACTCGGAGCGACATACGTCGATATGATTGACGTAATCAAGCAACAGGATCCTAACGGTTCTATTGCTACTATCATTGAATTGCTGAAACAGATGAACCCTATTCTGGATGATGCAGTTGCAATGGAATGCAACAAGGGTGGTGAGCATTTGCATACCACTCGTACCGGTCTCCCATCCGTATCTTGGGGTCAGCTTTACAAAGGTATCGCTCAATCTAAATCAACCACACAGCAAGTCACCGATACGACTGGCTTCTTGGAAGGTTTGTCAACGATTGACGAACGTCTTTTGAAACTGGCGAAGAACAAGCCTGCAGTTCGTTTGAACGAAGCTATGTCCTTCATCGAGTCCATGAACCAGGAAATGGGTTCAGGTCTTTTCTATCACGACACAGCGACCACTCCTGAAAAGTTCAAGGGTTTGTCTGCTCGTTATGGTGCCCTTGCGGGTAACGGCGCTGGCAACCAGATCATTGATGCTGGTGGCACTGGCTCAGATAACACATCCATTTGGTTTGTTACCTGGGGCGATCGCTTCACTCACCTCCTTTATCCTGAAGGAACTCAAGCTGGTCTTCAACGTGAAGACATGGGTCGCCAACGTGTGTTGGACGGTTCAAGCAACCCTTACTATGTTGAAGAAGAGAAATTCACATGGCACATGGGTTGTGCAGTAAAAGACTGGCGTTATAACTCTCGCATCGCAAACGTCGATGTGAGCCTAATGGACGCTGGCTCTGTTGCTCTCTACGACTTCATGCGTAAAGCTTACTACAAGCTTCAGTCTCGTATGCGCCGTGGCGATGCAGGTGTTGGTCGTCAGGCAATTTATTGCAACCGTGACGTCCTTGAAGCACTCGATGCTTTGGCATCAAACGCTGGTTCTTCTGATAACTTCACTCGTCTTAAGCCAGGCGAAATTGAAGGTGCTGAAGTACTGACATATCGTGGCATTCCTATTCGTGAGACGGATGCTCTCCTCAACACTGAAGCTCGGATCGTCTAAGCTTCATAGACAAACGAAAGGAAATCCTATGATTTTGTCTGCACAAGCAATCTTCTCAGAAGATCAAGACCTGTCAACTACAGTTCAGACAGTTGCCTCTACAAACATTATCGACATGGGTGCAAGTGGTACCGTCTTCGGTGCTGCAGCCGCTCTTGCTCGCGATGTAGGTAAAGGCATGCCTGTTCCAATCCTAACACAGGTTACAGAAACTTTCACTTCAGGTGGAGCAGCTACTGTCCAGTTTCAAATTGAAACAGATACGGCTGTCGGTTTCTCAACAGCTAACAAGATTGTTGCACAGTCTCGTGTGTACGCTCTTGCTGAGCTAGTAGCCGGTATGCAATTCGAAGTTGCTGTTATGCCTAACGATATGTCTCGTTATGTTCGCATCAATTACGTTATTGCTGGCGCAACAACAACTGCGGGCACTTGTACTGCTGGCATTTGTTGGGGCGTTCAAACTAACAACTAAGGGATATGATCCATGAAAGTCCAAGCAACACTCAAAGGCTATTACGGATCAAAAGTTCGTGACCCAGGTGAAGAATTTGATATTGATAAGAAAGAATTCTCAAAATCCTGGATGGTTGAAGTAGGTAAAGCCCCTAAGAAGGTTATACTAAAGGCTCCATCCAAAGACCTCGATGACGAACTTGATACCCCTTTATGAAAACCGAGGGGTCAGGTAAAACTGACCCCTCACTTTCCACGAGGTCATTATGCCAAACATGAAATTAAACCGGACTGAGTTAGAAACCAATACCATGGTCAACTCCGATCCTGATCGTCCTGAATATCCATATGGTTTACGCATCCACCTCGACAGATCTGAACTCGATAAGCTTAACTTACCACTCAAGCAGGTAGGCGAAGAATGTATTTTCAAAGCAATTGCTGTTGTCACCCAGGTAGATTTAGAACCCGGCGATATTGGCACAGAAAGATCTATGACGCTTCAAATCACAGACATGGAAATCAAACCAGATGGCGAATTGTCCGTCGCTGAACGTCTGTACGGGGAAGACTAATTATGGCAACAGTAGCACAAATATGCAATCTAGCCTTGGCTCATATTAAGCAGACCAAGACTACAATATCTAATCTGACAACTGACACTGGCAATACTGCGGTACAGTGTCGGATCCATTACGATGTTGCTCGCCAGTTTGTGTTAGCTGACCATAACTGGAACTTCGCCAAACGGCGGGTAATACTTACCGATATAGGCTCACCCCCTGCGACCTGGGGTTATAGATATGACTACCCATCTGATTGTTTAAAGTTTAGATATATTCAACGTGCTAGCAAGGCTGATGTGCCTGTACCTTATCTTGTCGAAGGCGACGGGACAAAGTCTGGTCTTTCAATATTAACTGATACTATAAGCGCGACCGGAGTATACACATGGGATAACGAAAATTCGTCGATGTTTTCTCCCGGGTTCGTCAGTGCATTAGGCTGGTATCTTGCTTCTGAACTAGCGCCAGCACTCAGTGGGTCTGAGAGCATTCAACAGGCTGCAGTAACCGTGTACCGTAACACCTTAGCAGGTGCACAAGCAATGGACAGCAACGAAGGAGAGGCCGACGTCGAGCTCGACTCTCCATGGGAAAGGGCTAGACTTTAAATGCCATTAGACATTCCTCAAATATCATTCGGCGGTGGTATCCTTTCTGAAGGGGCCTATGCTCGTATCGACTTATCAAAATTTGGATCCTCGGTTAGTGTACTCGATGACTTCTTTGTACATGCTGAAGGTGGAACATCTAACAGAGCAGGTCTTGAATTCATAAAAGAAGTTAAAGACAGTGCTAACATTACCAGAAACATATCTTTCAGGTTTAACGAAGAGCAAGCTTACAATCTTGAATTTGGTAACCTATATATGCGTCCATACCAGAACGGTGGGGCAATTTTAGAGTCAACCACTACGATATCTGGTGCAACAGCTGCAAACCCTGTGGTGGTTACCGATAGCGGCCACCCTTATTCTAATGGTGATCAGATATTTATAACTGCCATCGTAGGTATGACCGAGT